CCACGTTGATCCATCTTCTGAACGTTCAAGCTTGGTACCAGTACCAACTAAACCATCAGTGCTATCAACTGCAAATCGTTGTAAGTCTAGCTTCAATAAGTCGCCATAAAATTTACGTTCTTCATTTATTTCATCCTTTCTGATATACACGTTTACTGGTATTATCGACAATTCCTGTAAAAACAAGAACTACTCGTGTTATTCCATTTAGATCTTGGTCACCAACGCTATTAGAAAAGCCCATTGCTGAAAACTTAGCAATGAGCTCATTTTTTATCTTGGTTAGCGATCCTTTATCGTTATACAAATCAATTGTTATCTGCCATTCAGTATCGGTTTCTTCTTGCCAGTTATTACGAATAAAAGAAGTTTGGGAGGTTTTATAGATAGCAATAGGAAATACGGCAAATTTATCAGGATACGATGGCGAGACGATCTTTAATTCTGGAATAGACTTCAACGTCTTATATACCAGTGCTTTAACATTGTAGATTTCCATTTAACCACCTAATTTATCACGAAGCTCTTGGTCAACTGATTTCTTTATAATCCCAGGCGCTTCCTTAGCTATTCTGTTAGCAGCAGGTGTCATAAATTATCTTGCTGGTTGTCCGTTGGTTCGATAAAAATACTTGTCTTTAATCTTAACCTTTGGAATTCCATAGATTTTTGTAAGGTCAATTTCAACTTCCTCAGCTGGAATATACCAGGGAGTTTGGCGATAAACAATTGCCACATTAGGTGGGAGCTGCTTACTAGATTGTTCACCAACCTTACCAGTACCAAACTCACGGAAAATAGCAATCATTGACGAATTCCACCAACGACCAACTATTTCATCCCCATCGACTTTTACTTCATGCTTAAAGCTACGGGCAAGCTCACCAGTAGAATATTTGATACTAGATTGTAACTCTTGAACCGCATAGGCTTCGGCTTGTTCAATTGCTGTCTCTTGGCCGTTAACAGTTGCATCCGCTACAACTTGAGGAAGTTTTCGTAGCTTAGTTTTTAACTCATTGAGCCCCACAATCTCACATTCAATCATTTTGTTCATCCCTTTTGATACGTTCCAAAGTAACGTTTTTATGAGTAGAAAACTCCTGAATAGCCGTAATCTTGTAATCAGGATCACTCGAACTCGGAACTTTTAGGCAAATACCAAAGCCTTCGCCGTGCCCTTCTGAAAGTAAATCGCCTTGATACTTACATGTCTTGATATATTTAATATCTTTTCCATAGATCTGAGCATTGACCGTACCACCAGCTGATTGAATATTCATCCTAATTGATTGTGGATCACCCCAGCCAGAAATACTATAGCCTTCATCATCTTGAGTATTCATCGGTGCTTTAAGATAAACGGTTGTGAGATCACTTTCTTTTAATCTCATAGCTTCGTCACCTTAGCAATTCGATAGCGGTTTAATCCTTGTCGAATATCTTTTGGAATACCAATCTTGAGATAATTAGTTACTCCACCTTCTGAGCGTTGTGTTTCGCCTTCAAGTCCCAGTCGGTTGTAGTTAATGACTGCCAACTTTTTAACATACACACTCATGTTACCAACTAATTCTTTTTGACCCGTATAATCTAGCACCTGAGCATTTGCTTCTTCTACTAGCTCCTTAATTAATTCATCATCCGTAACTTTTAAACGAGCACTTACGGATGGAACCATTTCGGCCACTTGATCCACATTCAGCACCTCCAATTAATTAAAGGACTTTAGCTTGGTATACATTATCAGCACTAGCAAATGATGGAAGCATGGTTGCCGCTGCTAATACCCAAGTTCCAATTGGATCTTCACCAGATTCATAAATCTTAGCCATAACATTACCAACTTCTGATACTTGCGCATTAGTTGAGATCAAACGGTTTTCTTCTGGAGTTGGGCCATAGATCTTTTCACCTGGCACTTCATCATTAAAGAGAACGATCCGATCTTCCGGGAAGTATGTTTGTGTTTTAACTTTACCCTTAGCGTCTTCCTCACGATACTTACCAGCATATGCACGAATAACCGGAAGTCCTTGAGCAACCATGAATTGATCTAAATCAGCTTGGCCAACAACCCGACCGGTATCTTTACCAAAGATTGCTTCCTTGATTTCAGTACTACGCATTAATGTCCGTAATACCTTCTTAGAGGTCAATGCACGCGTTGGGGTAATGTCGAGCTTATCAGACCAATCTTGTAAGTTTTCAATGATTGAAGCACTACCGCTATCCCAAGTAGTATTACTTGCTAATGCAGTTTGATGCTCTTTTGGAACTTGATAATCAATGGAAATCCCGTTGTCCTTATCAGTAATCTTACCAGTAGCAAACATTTCCATTGTCATCTTTTCGCCACGTGCTTTCACCGCTTGAACCATTGCATCAATATCATTAAATACATATTGCTTTAAGTAGTTAGCTTCGGCATTATTACGTGGATAACGTAACTTGATTAACATTTCTTCGGTAATTTGCATCTTGCGCTTTACATATGCTAATTCAGCAGTCATCTTACTTGCTTCACGACTACCGATTTCGGCTTCGGCATCAAAGGCTGAATAGCTAGCAATTGTTGGAACACGACTACCAGCTTTTAAGATATCGACTTCGAGTGTTGGAACCTTAGTTGCTGGAAATAAAGTATCACCTAACATATCTGGATATTGACGATTACGAGTATAATCAAGCACCGTATTCTGATCGAACATATCAAGAATTGGTGTGGCAAAACGTTGTAAATCTAGCTTAAGTGTTTGCTTATTCATCTATTATCTCCTCCTCACTACGCTTTTGGATCTGCTGTGGTAGTATCTAAATCCTTAAAGTGAATTGCTGTCATTGCTTTAATTGCATCTGCTGATGGAGTTGGAGTTAATCGTTGACTTAATACCCAACCTTCACGCATAACAGCTACCATTTGATTAGAACCATCTTCTGATACATATACATCATTAACAGTAATACCAACCGCCTTTGCATCATTCGTTGGATATACTGTCCCAGCAGGTACATACTTGCGTCCTAAGTCATCAGTTTGGACATTGTAATTGTCCTTGTTAATTGTTTCAGGGAAAGCAGTGAACTTCTCAGAAGCAAGGAAGTTTAATTGCTTACCGTTTTGAAATCGTGTGTACATTAATTTTCATTCTCCTTTCTTATTTCCAAAAATCACTTTCAGATTTATTAGCACTATTAGCCTTTTCGGCATAAAGCTCACCGGCCGATTTATGAGTCAAATCATCATCCGTACTCTTAGGTGTTCGTGAGCCTTGTGCTAATCGAGTTTCAACGGCATCATGAACGGCGCTACGAAATACTTCGCTTACCCGTTCATACGTTTCATTCATATTGTCTTCGTTAGCTAGAACATCATCAAAAACATCAACTAACCCAGTTGGCAAACCATCATCAACTAAACGAGAAGCAAGCTTACTCCGATTCTCACGCTTAGTAACATCAGCTTCACGAGCAGATAAAGCTTCTTCCCGTTGCTTGAAGTCATCCTCACGTCGTTCTTCTTCGGTCATGTTCTTGCGATCCTTAGCTTTCTTTGCCTTATCGCTTTGTTCCTTTTCCCAGTTAGCCTTAGCAGTCCCTAATGCCTTGTCTAACTTCTTATCAAAATAAGAATCCAATTCTGACTGGGTCTGGAACGTCATGAAAGGCTTATTTTGCGTATCAGAATCATCATTAGTATCCGTTGCTTCGTTTCCTGTATCAGCACCTCCTTCTCCATCTTGTCCTTCATCTGCAAACCGCTGTAAGTTCAGCTTTAGCAAATTGCTATAAAACTTTACTTTTTCCATAGATATAATCCTTTCTACCCATGCACACTCGAATTTATGACTGCACGAAAAAAGCCACTCCATATTTCTACACAGTGACTTCTAAAAGTGTGTCTTCAAGCCCACACACGTATTCAATTATTGAAGTAGTTTCATGACGTGCTTAGGTCAAGATTTATTGTTACCTAGATAGATTACAGGCACAGTTCGACAAAACGGATGCAAAGGTGGCACATTCTTACCAATAACTGCATCAGATACGTTAAAAACTTTATTATTAATTGCTCGACATATCTTACTGGTTCGACTATCAAGAACAGCAATTAACTGATATTGCTTAACTCCCCGTTTCTTCCAGCTATCAAGCTTTACCTTAGAGTAAAAATAATTAGCTTCGGTTCTGATTAATCGACTAGCATTGAAACGACTTGTATTAAACTCATCTTCAATTTGCTTAATCATTTCTCGTTCAGACATTCCACTTAACTCTTTAGCTGTAAACAATTCTTGCAAGCGTTCAGCAAGCTTATCAGTGTTATCCCAAATACGTGATGAAAAGTTTTTACCTTCCCATCTGGAATTTAATGCTGCCTCCACATAACGATTAGGTAGCTCAGTGATTTTCGACTTCGGTACGTCTTGTTCCATCGATACCGTTGCAATCTGCTTGTCAGTCTTAGGGTTCTTGATAACGATTTTATTTTCTTTAGATTCTAAGGCTGGTTTTGTTTTATTAGGGAGCTTGTAATCTTTTGCTTTATCATATACGGCTCCTTGCTTTTCGACTTCGGACCAGGTTCTTTTCATTACATCAGTATGCAATTTAATATTCTGATCCAATTCAACGTCTCCAACATTTTTAGCAACTATATACGCTTTGACTTGTAACTCTTCCAGTCGGGTAATTCTGCTCTTAGCGGCTAATTGATTTAAGTAATTATCAACAGCCTTCTTACTTTCTTTATCGACAATATTGCTTGCTAACGCTTGTAAGGTTACAAGCTCAGATGGTGAGATGTGCGAAGACATGATCGTTGCAACTTCATTAGCAGTAATATCAGCATAAAAATAGCGACGATAAATCTTTTGGACCTCGTCGCTTAAATATGCTTGCGCTTTCTGGTATGCCGTATTAATAACTTTTAGGCGTTTGGTTGCTTCATCCTGGTTCTTTTGTTCATCTTGCAAGTCTCGCAATTGCCAATAGTTGAAATTGTTTTTATCAACTTTCATAGGCTTTCACCTACAAAACAGTGATGTATTGACCATATTGCTTCACAAGCTGATTAACTGTATTCTCAAACGCGTTTAGCAAAGTTTTATTTTCAATGCGTTCACTATTTGTAAATACAGCCGTCAGAGTTCTATTCTCATCATTTACAGCCACGTTAGTACAATTATTAACCGTATGAGTTAGCAAGGTAGAAAACGAAGCACAGACGATATCAGAGCCTTTTACACTATACTCAGCGTGTCCGCTTGCTATGATTGTCGTCTTGTTCTGTTCCTTTTGGATCTTCACTCGAATCATCTTGACTATCCTCCAATTCTAAACGGTCTGGATCTTGTCGCTGTAACGCTTGCTGGTTCTTTTTGATGTTATCAGCATCTTGTTGAGCCATTTCATCAATAACTTCTTGAACATCCCCAACTTGTGGAAGCCAACTATAAGTAATCTTGCGCGGAAGAATACCGTCAGCATTCTTAATGTTGTTAACTACATCAGACAGGTTAACCGGAATGTTTGGTGTTAACGATATATCACAACCATCAACATCCGAATTGCCACCTTTAATATTAACGATGGTTTGGATCAGTTTTAATCGCCGGTGCAAGCCATCGAAGAAGTAACGCTTCTTAATTGAAATAAGATTTTCAAGCCCAAACAGCTTAAATTTCATTGCTTCACCAGATACGTTCCCCATAAACTTTTCATCGTTCATATTCGGAACGTATGAAATCTTGTGAATATCATTTTCAATTGATTGGCTAAGCAAGTTAACCTGTGTTTCATCGAAAGTCTTAGTTAACCATTCAACATCAGCCCCATCGTCACGAGAAGGTGCATTAATAACGCCATTCTTTAATGCTTCAATACTGTCTTCATCCTCTTCTAAGCTGAAACCGAATGTAACAAGAATTGCATCAACAAAAGCTTCTTTATCAGAAATTCGATCAGTTTGGAGGAGGTTATAAGCATCAATCAACGAGATTAGTTGTTCAAAATCACCCTGTCGTTCTTCATTATTTCGATACTCAATTAATGGAACTGCATTGAACAAGTTATCGTATTCGTCAACGATTTGATCATCTGTCGATACTTCCATTCCTACTTCAGTGCGATATTCTACAATCTTTTTTGGCATGTAGACCGTGACACTATAACCATCATTCTGTCCGCTCAAATTTTTCTTTGCTTGAACAAAAACACCAAATAAAGGGTCGTGTTCAACCGTATCATCAGTAACAACAATTGCGGCACGTGGATCAACGGCTTCTACTCGTAATTCAGTGTTAGGAGTAATCTTTTCATTGCCAAGCTCATCAATGCTAATAGTTGGATCAATTGTTTTAAGATAAAGCAATTCATAGCCATACCCAAACACAGATAAGTCTTTTTCAAGTTCAATGTCGTGCTTATGAATATCAATCTTTTCTAGCGCTTCTAATACATCATCAATATTCTTACCTTTCTTGGCGGTATATTTAACCGGATTACCAGTCATAAAACCAACATTCATGTCAGTGATGTATTTAGCATGATTAATCATAACGTTAGAAGCTTTTACTTTAGCATTCTCAAAGCGATGGTTATTGACTTCTTGATTTCCGTTGTAATAATCAGCAAGTTTATCCAACCTGCCTTGCCGTTCTTTCAGTTTACGAATAGCGTAGTTGATTGCTTCAAGGTTTGGCTTGTTAACATCCCCAAGTAATTCTCTATCAATTGCAACAGCCACATAAACACCTTCTTTCTATAACCCACGAACATGTGGACGTTTAGTAATCTTTGCAGTGAAGCCTTTATGGATAACCATGTAAACGAAATAACGCATAGCATCGCAAGCATGATCATGTTCTTTCACTGGTTTATCTTCACCACGTTCAGCTGCTTTTTCATCCCATACATAGCTGGATAATTCTTTAAATAAATTAGGACATTGATTGCTAAATAGTATCTTGCCTTCGTTCATCGCCGTTTGGGTAACACGAATACCATCTATCACATCATTTTTTGCCTTTTGCACTCGGAAACCATTATTCCGTAACACAGCAATAAAAGAAGCAGCAGACGGGTCAATGATAATCTTTGCGCGAATATTACCAAGAAACTTCTTAAGCTCTTGGCAATACTGCTCATCTGTCTTTTGATGGGCAGTCGCACGTCCTGAATAGTAATATTCTTTGACTAAGTACCAAATGCCATGATTACGTCCCCACAACAAAAATACCGTTGGGTTTTGTGTACCGTAGTCGCATGATACATAATATTTTTCAAAGTGATTAGGCAATTCATTAACTACCATCGTGTCTCGATCGAAATTGTCATAGATAACCCCTTCTGACATTACCCACAGCCCTAAGATGTAACGCTGATAGAACACACCAGAATACATTCGGTTATAACGATCAATAGTTTCTTGTGCCAATGACGGATTATCCTGCATCATAAAATGAAGTCGTAATGCTCGCTTATCTTTCATTTGGTCAATCCATTCAAGTTTGAACCAATGGTAGGGTCCTTCGGGGTTGCAGTTAAACCACATCTTAGAGCCCGTTACCGAACAACGAGCTGTGGCTTGATTAACAAAACTTTGCGGCATAAGTGCAACTTCATCAAAAAAGAACCCAGCCAAAGTAATACCTTGAACTAGGTCCTGTGATGCTTCATCTTTACCACCAAAGATAAAGTAATAATTTGTATGACCATTCTTGCTGATCGTTAGCATATTATCTGATCTTGAATCGTGAATAGCATATCCTTCACTTTCTAGCATACTTCGCAATGGTCTTAGCACGTTACGCCTAAATGATCCAATTGTTTTACCAGCCATTCCAAACTGCTGACCATTGAATTGGGTCATTGACCACAGCACATAAGAAAGTGACATCACAACTGTCTTACCAGCACGAACGGAGCCGTCACAAATAATAGCTTCATAACCCTTTAATTCATCATTAGCCCACCAGCTAAGCACTTGAAGCTGTTTCCGACTAAACGGGGTAAACTTGAATCTAACTGTCTTTATCCCCATCTTTATCACTCCATATCTTCTTCATACCATTGCTAAGTGCAGCAAGTAATGAGTTGGTGCTTTCATCGTTAACTTCTGGCTCAGGTAAGCGATCAAGCAAGATTTGCATTGCCTTCTGACGATCTTCCATTTCAACAACTGGCTCACCTTTATCAATCCGAATATTCTTGATATTTGACGTATCAATATTGCTACTATCTTTTAATTCAACAATATTTTCATAGTAGTAAGCCTGCTCACCTGTTTCAGGATCAATTCTTGGGACATAGCGAAATCGTCCGTTGCTGTCTTCATATGGACCATTTTTATCACGTACCTTGTAAAAGGCTAAATGCTTCTTGGTCCTAAATGATAGAACATCGGTAATATTACTGGTAGCTTGATGTAAGTACCGTAGCAAAATATCATTAGCAGTTGCAAATAGCTCTTGCGATTGTTGTTTCTTAAGTTTGGTAAGATACTTTTTGATGCTATCATTTGCTATCATTCTTGTAGAATTAGCACGAGCTGCATCATAACTCCCACCATAAGCTTTTTGGTAAGCCCAAGTAGCGTTGTATCGTTGTAAATAGTACGAGGCTGGGAAAAAACTCCTAGTCCAAAATCGAGTAGGAGATAATTGATTAGTTCAATTAT